ATCTAAAGTGCTTATTGAACTTGCAGTTTGAGTTTGTATCAATTCCAACTGTCCAAAATTAGTCCATTTGTTTTCTTGGTCTAACTCAATAATATCTTGTGGTGTAAAAATACCATTATTATTTCTGAAACTCTGTACTACTTCTGTTCCTATTCTTCCATATTCTGTACTCATCTATACCACCTTATACAATGTAAATGTTCCACTTGATATGTTGCCACTTGACATTTTAAAATTAACCCCATCACTTGCACTTTCAACAGTATGCACAATACCACCCTGCGCTCCTGTTAAAAAAGGTGTTGCATTAAAATGGCAAGTTTCATTAGTAAAAAAACTAAACTCCGAACTGTTATTAAAATTATAAAGGTAAATTATACCTTGTGAACTCTCACTTGTTGATGTTCCTGTATTACCTAATGAAACAGCAGTATTATTTGTTCCAGAAGTAGTTGTAAATCCACTATCTGTTCTTAAATTTTTATATACAAAATCATATTCACTATCAGATTGTGCAGTTCCACTTTTAGTTAATTGTATTTGAAGTCCAACATTATTTGTTGCACCTACAACATTATTAAAAGCTACCATGTACACATTATCATCATCTATTCCTGTTAATACCACAGAACTTACAGCACTTGATACTGTATTTGTTGATACTTGTAATAATCCCATTATGTATCAACCCTTAGTCCATAAGTTCTGAATACACCACTATTTATTGGTCTTGAATTACTTTCAAATGCTTGAAATCCTGTTACTGAACTTAAATCTGTCAAAATTTGTATCATTTTATACCACCTTCTAGTTTCAACTGCTACTTGATTTATAGCAAAAGTAAAAGATGAACTAGAAAATGGATTAAATATATATGCTACTCCACTTACTACTTCTGGATTATCATCTGGATTTCCAAAAAAATTATCCCATTGTGTGCCATTAGTTGCTCTGCTCTCTGTATCAGAGGTTTCAGCTTTTAAAAGTAAAAAACCATAATCATACTCTGAAGAAGTAATAACACTTCCACTTGAATTAATTAACCTAGCGTTTAGAGGTGTTGCTGTACTTCCTGCTGTTGAAATGCCACTAAAAGTAATTTTATATATATCAAAATCTGAAGAAAAAACATCTGTTACATTAACTGTGCTTACACTTGTGCTTACAGTAGTTTCATTTAATAATCTTAGGTTACTCATTGTTTCACCCCATATAAACTTGCAGTACAACTAAAATTACCACTTCCATTAAATAATTTTATTTGATTTACTGTACTAGCTTGTCCTAGTACTCCACCACCAAAAGCTGTAATAAATTCGGTTAGATTATTCATACCACATGTTTGCATTGTTTGAAAACTATTCTTTGCACTATTTCCTAAATTATAAAAATAATTATATGAAACTTGTTTTTCATTTGTTGAATTACCTGTATTAAATGTAGCTCTTATATAAGTTGAACTTGTATCTTGTACTTCACCCCTTGACCCATTTGCTGTCATAAATTCAAAAGCATATTGATATACACTACCACTTTGCTCTACTCCACTTTCAAAAAACCTTACTCTTATATCTGTATTGTCTGATATAGGTTGATAATCATTTATTTGTAAAAAATGTACATCATAAACATTTTCTTTTATATCTGTAAAAATTGCAGAAGATACACCACTTATAGATTTTTCTTCAATAAGCTCTAAACTACCACCTAGAAAACCATCTTTTTCTAATTCAAGTAATTCAGTAACAGATAGTATTCCTTCATTTTTAACTTGTTGTTTTATCTTGGTAGATATATCTCCAATATAACCAAATGACATAAGCCACCTATGTCTGTCTCAAGAATGTACAAGTAAACTCAGCACTTGATGCTGATGAGCAAAGTCCTTGTAAAACATCTCCAGTCTCACATGTAATCTTTGTATTTAACTCTATGGTTGCTCCAGCTGGTAAAGTAACATTATTTAAAAGATGTCTTAATGTTCCACCAGATTTTGTAAGACTTAAATCAACTGTTACATCTTGACTGCTTGAGTTTACATTTGCCAACAATATTCCTATTGATGTCTCTGTTGTAGATGAAGGCACTGCATCAATTATGTCTGTTGCACTTGTACCTAAAACTCCAGTTGCTGAATGTAAAGTATCTGCCATATTTTCCTTCCTAGCTTAGTGCTAATACTAATCCAAGAGTAACACCAGCTGATGCATTTAACTGACCACTTGAAGCAGTCAATCCAGTTCCAGCTATGCCAGAAACAAAATCAGCTATGCTCTCTTTTTTACTTCCATTACTATCATCTGCATCAATGATAGCGATACTATCATTTGCAACATTGACTGTTGCAGATGCAAGATTATTTAAGTCTGTTGTCATTGTAGCTGAGAATGCACCAGATGTCGCAGATGCTCCACCAGCAAGTCCAGAGTTAGATGCAGTAGTTATTGTAACTCCAGTTATATCTCCATCTCCAATAAAGTTTACCCAAGCTGAACCATCGTAGAATTGTAAAGTATTTGAATCTTTTAAGAAGCAGAACATACCTTCTGCATCATTAGTTCCTAATGCTGTATCTCTAGCTGATGAATCTGCATATACTTGAATAACTTGGTCTTGTATGAATGTTTGAAATGTCGTAGCATCTATCAAGTCTCCAGTGGAATAACTTTGCCAACCTGCTCCTGCCATTATTTATCTCCTTTTATCTCTTTTATCATAGCACTAAGCATAAGCAAATCGTGTACCAATTCCTAATTGTGCTTGACCTAATACCCAAGATGAAGAAGATGCTGGGCTAAGTGTCATTATCCATTGCCAACTTTGAGTAGATGCACTTACACTATGTGATACAGATTCAATGAAGAGTTCATCACTAAATGTACTGCTATCTGGATTTGTAATATTTACTTTGATTCTATCTCCTAAATCTCTTCCAAGAGCATGTTCCCAAATGCTAGTATTCTGTCTTGGATTTATTGTAAGACTATCAATTCTAATAATTGGAATAGCTGTCTCTGATAGCTTTTGTTGAATAATTCCAGCAACATCAGCATCATTTACATTGATTGTAGTTTCAGAAGAGTTTATTGGTGTAAATCTTTGAATCGAGTCAGAGTCAGCAATAAATTGTGTAGTACCACCACTTCTTGTCCATGAATAATTGTTGATAACTTCATTATCATCAAAACCTAATTGAACATCTGTATATGGTAAATTAGAACCAGAATTATCGAATGTAGCTTGAACAGTTGTAGATTTTGTATTAGTAAACTTATATGCCCTATTTCTAAATGTTGCTTTACCTTCTCTATCAATAAAGAACTGACCATTCTCTGCTGTTTCACATTCTCTTAAGCCAGTCAAAACATTTGTTGTTAATCCTTGTGTTATAACTTGTTTTGTTCCAGTATCAATACTTCTTAATGCAGAAGGAAAACCTATTGCATTTAATATTCTTGAAACTCTCAGTGAAGATAGTTCTTGAGCATCTGAATAACCTAACCTTGTCCTTTGACCTAATTCTGTAAAACCAGTTCTACCAACTCTCCAACCAACCGATTGAAATGTTTGGTTTTGAAACAATCTAAATGCATCTATCGCTGTAAATTGAACAATGGAGTCAGCACCTTCTGCTATAAACTTGACTGGTATAACATCTAAGAAACCACGAAAAATTGTATAAGTTTCAGAATCATAAACAGCTTTTATTCTTACTTGCTTAAGTGGTTGTATCTTTGTTCTTCCAGCAGATGAATCAAAGTAAGGGCTAGAAGTATTAGATGGATTAAATCTATTATCTGCATTAGATACATTTAATGTCAATGTACCAGCTCTAAATGCAGATAATTCATCTGACCTACCTCTTGAGAATTGAAAAGACCTTACAAAAGAACTTATGTCTGTAAATGATTGTGATGCATCAAATGGAGAACTATCCAGTGCAATCTCGACTGTTAGTGTTACATCTGAATCGAATGCAACACTCATGTTATAACTTTGATACCATTTCTTGTTGCTCTTCTAACTTGTTCTGCAACTTTGAGAGCAAGTTCATCTCCTTCAAGTTTAGGATTTTCAAACTTAAGATTTTGTGTAAATAGAACTGTACTAGCTACTCTTTGAGATGCTGGAACTCTTGAAGGTATTACATCATTTCCAGCACCACCATCAGATACACCATCAGTATCAAAAGTTTCACTCCCAGTGCTTCCACCATCTCCACCACCAGAGTCTCCACCACCACCAGAACCAACTGAAATATTATTACCACTTCTTATTGCATTAGCCATATTTATTAAATCTTGTAGCTTCATACCAGTCGATTCAACAAGAAGTGCTAATCCATCTTCAAAAGAACCAAGTGCATCTAAATTTTTAAGAGCATCATCTAATTCTTTTTTAGCCATAGCTATCTCAAGAAGATTCTTTGGTGTCTTTGCAGTTACTTCATTAAGTTCTTTTTGTGCTTTGGTAAGTGCTTCTTGTGCTTTTGTAACACGCTCAGTAGCTCTTTGTTCTGCTTCTAAAGCTCTCTCTAACTCTCTCTCAGCTTGTGTTTGTTCATTAGTAGCTCCAGTAGATGCTTCTATTAATTCTGTAAGTTTTTCTTTTGCTATTGCTAACTGAAGCTCTTGTATCTCATTACGCTCTTCAGTTTCAACTAATTTTCTAATAGTTTCTTCTTGCTGTGCTATTGCAAGTTTTTCTTCTAGGGTAACTTGTTTTGCTTTATCTTTTGCATCAGCTAGTTTTTGTTCTGCAACTGAAACTTGCAAAGATGCATTTTCTAATTCTTTTTGAGCTTTTGTAAGATTCTTACTAGCTTCATCTCTATCTTCTTCAGCATCAGTTATTCTATCTTGAATATCTTTAAGTTTGTCTTGAGCATCAACAACTGATTGAAGTGAAGGTAAGAGTTTTGATTTCATTGTATCTGCAAATTCTTTGGCTTGTTCTGTTTGTTCTTCTATCGCATCTGTATTATTCTCTGTTTCTCTTGTAAATGTTTTAAGTGCATCTGCAACAATTTGGTCAGTGGCTAATCTACCATTGTTCATGTCTGCATATTTAGTACCCATTTCAATAGCTTTTTCAGTTGCAGTCCTATGGTCTATTAATTCATCAGTTGTATCTTTAACTGATGTTCCATAAACATCGTATGCTTTTGGTAATTTTGTACCATAAAGTCCAACTGACTTATCTGCTTCTTCAACATTCTTCTTTATTTCTGCACTTAGTTCTCTTTGATTACTTATGAAGTCTGTGAATTTTCTGACAGTCTTTGTTACACCTTCAACTAAAGCAGTAAGAGCTGGTGCAATAATATCTCCTATGAGAATCCCTAGCTCAGAAAATGCATTGTTCATCAAATCAAGTTGTGCTTTAAGTGAACCCATCTGTTTGTTTGCTACATCTTCAGTAGTACCACCAGATTGCATCAAAGCTGATTCATAAGCCCTTATTTCATCTCCAGCACCAGATAATATCTTTACAGCATCAGCAACACCACGATTTAGTCCTAACTGGTCTAATGTAGATGCTTTTAGCTCATCTGACATTGGTGCAAGAACTGTGTCTAGTTCTTCAATCAAGTCTGCAACATTTTTTAAGTTACCACTTGAATCAAACATAGATAGATTAAGTTTTGCAAACTCTTCAGCATTCTTTGCTGTGGCTCTTGGAATATCACGAAGTAACTGGTTTAGTTTTTCTCCAGCTTCAGCACCTTTTACACCTCTATCTGCAAATGCTGATAATACTGCAACACCTTCTTCGATACCTTTGTTAGCTACCTTCAATGCAGAACCAGCTTTGTTAGTAAGTGCTTCAGAGAACTGTTGTACAGAAGAGTTGGCTAATGTGTTAGCTTTTACCAAAACATCTGTAACTCTCGTAAGATTTTCTAAGTTTTGTTGTGCATCATCGACAGTAAGTCCTAATGCAGACTGAGCATCTGTTGCTAAGTCAGTTGCAGTAGCCATATCAAACATACCAGCTTGAGCAAACTTAGCTACTTGTGGAAGTGCAGATATAGACTGTTCAGCATCTAAACCAGCAGATGCTAAGAAGAAAAATGCTTCAGCAGATTGCTCAGCAGATATTCTAGTCTCTCTTGAAACAGATAGAGCAGACTCTTCCATTGCCTTTTGTTGCTCGACAGTGGTGTTCATAATGGCAAGAGATTGTGTCATCTTGTCATTGAATGCAGTAAACTCTTGTACTGCTTCTGTAAGACCTTTAGCTAAACCAACAGCAAGAGCAACACCAGCAAGTTTTGCACCAGTGGCAAGTTTGCTCATCATGTTGCCAGACTTACCAGCAGAGCCACTAAGTGAATTGAGTTGTCGTTTTGCTAACTCAGCACCCTTAGTAACAATATTTATTGCTATATCGGCTATTGCCATTATCTTCCCATCTTCTTATTACGCTCAGCTTCAGCAAGAGCTTGTTGTTTGTTTTGCTCTCCAGTTTCCCATTTATAGAAACTAATCCACTGGTTGTATTCCTTGAAGCTCATTGTAGCTAATAGTTCTCCGACAGTCATGCCTAACTCACGAGCTAGTTTGAATCTGAATATTAAATCAAGATTGTTTTCAAAACTGTTCTGCTTCGGCAGAACCCCCAATACCATTGAGTTCATTTATTTTTGCAAATATCTGGTCAATGACTTTAGCATCTTTTTCATACAACTTATCGATTGTTTCATCATCTAACTCTGGTTCAATAACGCATACCTTGAGTAATTCTTTTTGATAATCAAATGCATCAGCATCATCTTCATTTAGTAATTTACCCAACTTAACTTGCATACCTTTATTGATACCACGAATCAATATTGAGAAACCCCACTCTTCAATCTCAAATTCTTCTTCTGGAACTGAAGGTAGTTTTTCTATATCATCAATAGATAATCGTTTCATGTGTCTCCTCTCTTTAATTATCTTAACTAATGACTACCACGAGTAACTGCACCAGAGCATTGCAAATCTGCTGAGTAAGCGACCACATCTCCGACTGGGGAGCTAAGTGCGTAGTTGGTTAGTATTGCTTCTCCAGTGTATTTTACTTTTCCAGAAGCAGTACCTTCTGGGCTATATTCATACGATAGAGTTGCAGTTTGACCAACAACAGCTCCTAAGATTGCATCAACAGTAGCATCAAATAATCCACTTAAGGATATTGTTGCATCTTTTAAACCAACTATATAAGTTTTGTTTGATGCTCCTAGTACGCTTGTTTCAGCTACATCAGCTGTCTCTGGGAAGTCTACATTGTTCACAAATGCTGATATGTCAGTTAAAGAACCACTTGCGTTATCCAACTTGAATACCGAGCTTTTACCATGTACAAATGCCATTTATCTTCTCCTTAATTATTTCTTCCAAAACCAACTATTGCATTAATAGTTGGAGTAGATGAACCACCAATCGTAGCATGTACTCTTACATACCTGTTGATTGTCGTACCTTCAGCTACTTTTTTAATCTCACTCGTTGCACTTGTTGCTTGAGTGAATGTTATTAAATCAGCGTAAGTAACATTATCAGCACTATGCTGAATCTTTACATCTCC